TTTCATATTAAAATTGTTTTTTCTCTCTATATTGTTCTGGGTTAATCAAATCTAAATCATCAGTTAGTTTAGCCTTTTGTGTTACATTTGTAATCGGTGTGTACATTTGTGAATTAAGTGTATTTACTTTCATTTGTAAATTGTTTCGTTGAGTAGCTAATGCCATTGCCGTTGCTTTCAGTTCTTTGTTTTGTAATTCTAATGAGTGGCAATATCTTGCAATCTCAATGAAGTCATCTTTTGTTAGGTTATCTAAATCTATTTCCATATTATCTTACGCTGATTATGTATTTGCCCTGCGCTGTGGCTTTATTTGATAACCTCATCATTGCTGCATATCTTGCTGCATCTATTAAGTGGTTATTGAAATCTACTGGTTTATCTAATTGCTTTCCAAATCTATCTGAACTCCACTCATAAGAATAGAACTCATTGGTTAGGTTTTGGCAACTCTTTGGTATGTTAATCTTATAGTTCTGCATTACCTGAATACCAAAGTTAATACTATCCTTACCTTTTATTACAGGCCTTATGTTCCATCCTAATCGGTATAGTTCATCTATTAGTCTTGGTTCTGCACTATCAGCCCATATCTCTTCTCTATCTTTCACAACACTTCTTAACATTGCATCTATATCGGATGTTACCATTCCTTTCTCATAGCAATGCTCCATAATGTATAGTTCGTTATCCATCTTCCATACACTAACTAATGCAGTTGGGTCAGATGAGTAACCGAAATCAAGCCCGAATGCAACAAAGGTAGCTTCATCAGGTAGGAAATCTACTACGTTGAATTGGAAGATTGCTTTTTCATTACTTACATACTCTCCTAATCCATAAACTAACCATGCCTTTGGATTTGTTCTTTGTAAATCTTCAATGGCTTTCTTAACACTATTCTCTAAATAAGGATTGTTCTTATATGTTGTAAAGTGTCTTGTACACTCCTGCATTAACCTTATCCAATGGTATGGAGATATAGTAGGGTTGTAACTCAATATAATTGGACCTGTTGTACGAATCATTAGCTGGAAGTATGATTCTTCATCTATCTCATTTGCTTCTTCCAGCCATAATATATTACTCTTTAATCCTCTTAACTTCTCAGCATCATCCGTTGATATGAATTGTATTACCGAATCAGTATAAAAATTGTATATTCGATCAGAGATGTTCCAATCGTTTTCATTCCATATACCCAAGCCCAACATCACATCCTTAAAATCCTTCATCACTGTACGTTTAAGCGATGGTATTGTCTTTCTTACAATAGTAATCGTTTCCTTACTACTAAGAGCTTGTACGATACACCATTGAAGTAATGCGTAGGTCTTCCCACTTCTAGTCCCACCTATGTGATGCGTTACCCTTGTTGGAGAATCCTGCTGATTACCATACGTTACCGTTGTATTAACTTCCAGATTCATCTACTGCCTTTTGTGTTATGTTTACTGATATTTGTTGTATTCGTGTCTCAATCTCTGCTTTCATCTCTGTCCTACTTAATTTAGGTAGTGTGAACTCCATCAACTTCATTGCAAGTTCTATTGCCCTAGCTGGGTCTTTCTTCTTTATATCCTCCAAATCTTTATTAAGTGTGGATAGTACATTGTTAGTAGCTCTAGCTAATGTTAGTTTCATCTCTTCAGTTGAACGATTGAGTGCTCCCTTAGGTCTGCCTGTTGCTAGCTTATGTCCTTTTTCAAATGCCATATTATTTAATATTATTTAAATATTTAACACTCATATGATAGATTGTATTGATGGGTATGAGTTCGTTCGTTAGGCGTTAGTTATTGAAGGGATTCTTTATTGTATCTCTTAGATGCTTCTTGCATTTCTTTACCTGAAGGAATACTGTACTCTTACTTAGATGTATTTCAGATGCCAATCTTTCCAATGTCATTTTATCATCCAATGCATATAGTTGATAAAGTTTAGAAGATGGCCATTTGGATGTTCTCTCCATACCCTTTAATTCTTCGATAGTTTGATTGTAAGCGATTTCCAAACTCTTATCGAACTCTTCATCGTATTCCTCTTCAATCGTATCGTAGTGAGGAGATATGGTACTCATTCTCTTTTGTACTTTTATCTTATTAATCCACCTTGTCTTAATGAATGCTCTTAAATACATTAGGTTAAAGCTTGTTTCTCCCCACCATAGTTTAGTATTAACCTTTTCAGCAAGGTAAAGATATACATCCGATACCAGTTCTTCAGCTTGCGTTCTATCCTTAGTAGTATTGTATGAGACAGACATTAACCATTTGTGTGATTCATTGTACAAATTCTTTAATCGTATTCTATTCTCATCTTCTTTATTCACTTTCTTCAATACGTTTAACAAATTCTTTTAACTCATCTATGCATGCTTTCCAAAGTCCGCCGGATGATGCACAGGTGCAGGGTTGAGGTGTTACCACTCTTCTTAATCTATTACATATTGGCCAGAAGAATGAAGCCAAATGCGTAGGTAGATTAGAACCAATACCTGCTAATTCATTACTTAGGTTCTTATACTCTTCTTCACTAAATGGGTGATATTTATTTTCTTCCATACTTTTGTTTAAATTGTATTATGTTTGTCACTATCTCTGTTGATAATGTAAATGGTTGGAAATGGTATTCATCATTAGAGTTTATTAATGCGTAGCAACCACCTTCTGCATTTGCTCCAAACCATAGTGCTTCTCCATCATCTTCTAAAATTAATCTGAATCTAATCACATCTTTGAATCCTTCTTGACTTTCCATTATTACATTTATTGGAAATTCTTTATAATCTATAACTTTCATATTTAAAACAATTTTATTTGATTACATTCCCCATCGTATTCAGGGTTTGTTAGTTTATTTAACCATTCCTTTCTTTGGCAACAGCCACAGCTCTGATATCCTAATACATCTATTGCTATCCATTCTGATATCCTCTTTCCGTATCCTAGTGTGAATAAATCTATTAAAAATTCTACACAATCACCCAACTTTATTCTTTTTAGCATTTCTTATTTGTTTATCTACATAATGCCACTTTCTGATATTATCTTTCTTAGTCAGCATTTGTAAGTTCTCTATTTTGTTATCAGTCTTTATATTATTAATGTGGTCAATTTCCATTCCTTGGGGTATAGGTCCAACGAACTCCTGATAAACCACTCTATGTATCCTTAACCAATTTCTCTTCTTATCTGCCCCTTTGCCTGAATAACCACCAATGTAAAGATAGCCACCTTTAGTTAGTTTAGGTCTTACCTCTCTCAAGTTACCAACTTTATTATAACGTGGAGATATGCGTGTTGAGAATACTTGACCTGTATTAGTGATAAAGTAATCTGGGATTTGAGTAATTGGTTTAATTGTAAATGCCATTTGTTTGTTTGTTTAAGTTAGTGGGTGAACCCTACTATAAGTATTAGGTTTTTAAAAAAGCAATAAAAAAGGATGCCTCATAGAAGCATCCCTTTATTATAAGAACTGCGGGGCAGGCGCTGTATATAGGAATATAAGAACAAACAAATCTTAGCGGTCATCCTGCCCCTAATGTGTACGGTAATGGCAGTAACCGTACTACACATATCTTTAACAATGTTACTGAACTTCATCATCATCTTTACCGATAAAGTTTAGCATCTCCATTGTATTAATTTCATAAATCATTTCCGCAAATAAAGCTCTAAGGTGCTGATGTTCTTCTCTAAGATACTCTGCCATCTCACCAAAGGTAGCATGGTCCATCATCCACTCTAATTCATTTGCTTCTAAGTTTACAATTCTTGTATCAAGAAGCTGATTCAGATTCATCATTTTGTTTTTCTTTAATTTGTCCGTTTTCATCTATTATAAAGTTTTTATTAAAGAACTCATCCATTTGCTTGTAGAGTTCATTCTTTGCTTCATTCTGTAATCTAGCTTCTTCTAATGCTTTATTTATATTCTCTTCCATTTTTAATTATGTTTTACAAAGATACGAAATATTCCTGAATTATCCTAAATTATTTTTAATATTATAAAGGGCTTGTTGTTTAAGTTGTGCATTTCTACCTGCCATTAACTGATGTGGGTTTTCTTCTTTATTAAAAGCAATCTTTATATAGTGTTCTCTTTCTTGCTTTTTTAATTCTAAATCTAAATCAGTCTGAATCCAATCTTTCATATTATCTACAATTAAATTTAATAAATGTTCTGATTTATCTTCAAAACATTCATTACCTATTTTTTTATATCTATCACATAATGTAGTTAGTTTTATCATAAACTTATACTGTTTATTTAATTTATTAAAT